CCAGGTGGCCGGCACTCACACCGGTGTTCTCGGCTATCCGGGCCAGGTGGCCTTCGGCCGTGTCCATCTTCTCCGACACGCTTTCCAGCCGGTCGTCCATGCTGCTCCAGTGCTGCAGCCCGCTGGTGAACATACCCTCCAGCTTCGTGCCCTGGTCCTGCGTCATGGCCGTATAGCCGCCCGCTTTCGCGCTCTGGCTCGTACCACCTTGCTGCGTCTTGTCATAACCGGTGGCTGCCGCCAGGTTGTCGCGCAGGTCCACCGCCTCTTCCACATACTGCAAGTATTCGTCGGCCAAAGCCTTCCGTTCCGCTTCCGTCAGGTCGTTGTCTTCCATCGCCTTGCCGAACCGTTCCCACCAGCCCTTCAACTTCTCGCTGTACATCTCCCCTATCTTGTTGCTCAGCATCGCCCGCATGAAATATTCCGAGATATCATCGGCCGCCTCCTTCGCGCCATACTTCATGTCCATCAGGTTATCGATAAAGCTGCCGTACATGCCATCGAACGAAATGCCGGTAAGCCCTTCGTACAGCCGGTCGGTCAGTTCCTCCAGCTTTCCGGCCTGGTCTATGTAGTCATCCAGTTTCTCGGTAAGCCGCCCGCCGTAACCGCCCTTGCCCGTGTCCTGTATCTGTGTCCACATGTCCACGTTGCTTCTGAGGGCCTTCATCTCCTCCGGACTCAGGCTCCACAGACTGCCGTCCCACTGGCGGCCGATCTGCCCGCTCAGCTTGTCTATCTGTGCCCGGGAAAAACCATCCCAATAATAATTCCAGGAGCGGTGGCTGCCGTGGTAACCGGCCTGCGCCATCGCCATCTGCAAGTAGTTCGAATCCGTCTCTTGCCGCATCCGGTAAGCATCACGGTAAACAGCTACAGATTTGGTACCCTTGCTCTGTTTGATAGTGTCGGTCAAATCCTCGATGGAAGTCTGAAGCATTTCGTTCCGGCTGGTCAGCCGGTCCATCGTGGCCTGCACCTCTTTCGCGTTGCTTCCGTTCCAGTTGATGGTGCCGCCCAGACTGAACAACGTCTTCACCGCGCCGCTTACCGCCTTGACACCACCGGTAATGACGCTCATCGGTTTGGTCAGGTCGATGCTTTCCAGGCCGTCCAGCGTCTGCCCCAAACCTTCCAGGTATTCGCCCATCCATTCCGGCGGATCGATACCGAACTGTTCCACCAGTCCCAGCAGGTCTTCTGCCGCTCCCACGTATTCCTTCACTTGCCCCACGCTGCCATGCAGGGCATCCGTAGCCTCGGCCAGCGCCCTCTGCTTCGCGTTTCGGGTGGCATCCAACGCGGCCCGGGCGTTCTTCTGCTCGGCTTCAGTCCCTTCTTCCACGGCCTTGTTATAGGCTTCCTGGGCCTCCTTGACGGATAAGGTCGTGGATTTTACTCGCGACAAGGATGATTCCAATGCCGCAAAGGGATTGCGCTCGCTAAGTTTCTTGTCGATGGCGTCAATGGCACGTACCAGGTCTTTCAGGCTGTCCGGCTGCAAGTCCTTCTGGGTATCGATATATTCCTTCAGACGGGTACGGAGGGATTGGAGGCTTTCGGAGGATACCTTGTCGAGGTCCCCGAATACGGCTTCCCAATTCAATCCGTCCTTCAATTTCTTCAGATCAAGGTCAGACAATTTCTTTTTCAACTCTCCTTGCAGGCTGTCTTTCTCACCGTCCGTGACGGCTTCCCTGATACGTTTCTCGTATTCCTCAGTAATAGCCCACTTCTTTTTTTCATAGCTGCCATATTCCGCCAGGTAATCACGCATGGCCCGGGCTTCTTTTTCCATCTCTTCCTCCAAGGTGGTCGTAATGGCCGCGATCCGGTTCTTATCGTTCGAGTCGCGTGCGCCGGCAAGGGCATCCGTCTGGCCGGGAGTCAGACCATTGCCACCGGTGGAAACACCGGCTTCCTTGTTTTCACGTTTCCATTCAGCCTCCTGACGGGCTATTTCTTCTTTTCGCCTGTTATAGTCGTATTCGATCTGTGCCAGTTTCTTTTCAGTGCCGTCCTTCATCCGGTCTATGTATTCCTGGGCGTTTTCCGCCTGCAACGCGGCAAGTTCCTGCGCCAGCCTGCGCTCCGTAGCCATACGCTGCTTGGCTTCCGTTTCCGATTTTTTATCGGACTGTTTAGGATCGGAGTGTCCGCCGATATTTCCTTTCTTGGCGGCTTCGGCGGCTTTCCTCGTTTCCTCCTCCGCCTTCTTCAGATAACCGTCACGCTTATTCTCCGCATTTTTCAGCAGGATATCATAAGCCTCCTGATCATGTTTTCGGATAGCCTCCTGCGCATCATACACCTGGCCGACTTCCGCCATATTGCTTTGCATCAAATATTGCCCTATTTTTCCAAAGAATCCCATAGCACTTTCAGCCTCTTCCGGTTTCTGAGCCTTGATCTTGTTTACCTCCTCGTCAGCTTCGGCTGCCTTGCTGACGAGGTTCTGGACGTTGGCCTGGTGAAGCAATACCTGCACGTAGTCCTCGCTCTTTTGGATAAGGGTATCGTACCACTCGGAAAGGGTTTTATAATAACCGAAACTTTCCCCGTATTTACGGTTCAGTTCCTCCACCTTCGCCTTTTCCTGCTCCTTGCTGCCGGTAAAGTTCTTTATCTCATCGGTGACCGATTTCAACTCAAAGCGGGTACGCACCATCTGGGCGCGGCCGTCCTTCTCTATCTCGGTCATCTCTTTCAGCGAAATGTTAAATTCGTCCATGCCTTTCTTGGCACTAAACAAATCTTTCGTCCACTCCACAACCTCGTCACCGTACATCACAAGCAGCATGATGCCGGTCGTAAGTGCCGTCTGCCAGGAAAAAAGAGAAGAGAGCACCTGCTTCCATACCGGCGTACCTTTCTGTCCCGACTTCCGCAGCTCGTCGTATTCTTTACGGGCACGGGCCAGCTCATCGGTGAATACCGGCAGGTTGTTACTGATGGCCAGAAAGAACATCTGCGGTCCCATAGCCAACGAGGGCATCTCACGGGCAATCTGCTGGATGCTGTTGTGCAAGCCGTTAAACTGGCGCTGTGCATTGGGCACGTCCGGCGGGGTGACCTGTACGGATTCCGATTCCGCCTGAAGCTGTCTCAACTTGCCGCGCAATTCCTCAAGCTGCTTTTCCAGCGCATGGATCTGGGCAATGTTGGCGCTCTGGTCCAGATTGGGGGCGGCTGTCTCACCGGCAAGGCGCAGCCTTTCCAGTTCCGCCTCCAACACCCTGACGGTGTTACGAAGCTCCAGCGCCTCACGCTCGGCTTTGTCCATGCCGGGCGTAAGGCCATCCTTCATCAAAAATTCAACTTCTACGGGTTTCATTCCAGTCTGCTTTGAAAAAATCCTACAATATCGTCCGCCTCGTCCTCCGCGCTACGCTCCGATTGGGAGCGGCCGTCGCCTTTCCCCTGCTTTTGCCGTACATACCGCGGAGCGTCGCTCAGCATCATGATCAGCGTCTGCCAGTTCACCCCGTCAAGAATGTAATCCACACTCCAGCCGGTCGCCGATGCAATCTGCCATATAAATCCGAAGGGGCTATGTGAACATTCATACTCTGTCCTTAACTCCCCCTCCCTTTCTGGCTCAGTCTCGGCTTCATCGGGTTCGCCCGATCCACCGATCTGATAATACGCATAAAATCCTTCGTGCCCATCAGACGCTCGAACGTCCGGAACACGGCCACCAGGAACCTCCAATCGACAAGCTCCCGGAGTATCCATGCCGTCAGCCCTATGCCTACACGCCGGGCCACGCAGCCCCGGCATACCGTATAAGCCAACATCCGGCTGATACCTTTTCCATGTTTGGCTACAAAGGCCATTTCCTCCGCCTTGTCCTTCGGTTTCCAGCCGGGTGCCACACCCAGTTTCAGATACTCCCTGGCCAGCAGCATCTGACCCCGAAGCCGGGGACGCTTCATTATCACACGCAGTTCCAAGGGACGCTTCTTAAAGGGGACGCTCCACCTTTTAAGAGGAACGGACACGCCACCGTCCAGCAACGCGTCCGCACATTCCATTTCCACCAGCTGCTCCAACCGGTCATCCATACGCTAACCCTCCCCAGTCTGGATTTGTGCCGCCGCCTCTTCCGCTGCCGGCAGCTTGTACTGTTCCCACTCACTGGGAATGGATTCCGTATCGAACACACCGTAAGGCTGTGAACCGTCCTCCGGCATTGCCACCTCCAACGTACACTCGATCTTCGCCGTTTCCGTCAAGGTCAGCTTGCCGCCCAAATTGGAGAGTAGTGTCGCGTTGGGTATCAGGATGCTCTTCCCGGACACAAGGTCAAGTTTCCAGGGTCCCTGCATCACCATCGCAACCGAGGGTGCCGTCCAACCCACCGGGTTTTTCTTTTCCGTATCCTCTTTTTTATAATGAAGAGAACCGCCCTGCAGTTTGTGCAGGTTGTCAAAATCCATCTGGATCACGTTGAACGTCGGCGCTATGCTACCGTTCGACTGGGCGATGACCAGCACCGGGGCACCAGGTACCTGTTCCGCATTGATTTTCGCAGCCTCAGGTTTCTGGCCGCCCAGGTCAAAGGAGCCTTTCTCGATGTAGCCCACGATAAAATCCTTATATTTCACGACACCGATGCCGTACATGAAATTCTTATCCGCCATCTTTCTTTTGTTTTTGAATTAATATTACCGTTAAAACGCATATCAGTATTCCAGTCCCGAAACCGTAGAAGAAGATTTGAACGGGGTTCGAACGCTGTTTTACCTCCGCTTCGTACAAATCCGCCATTTCTTCATAGGCTTCCCTGTACGTCTCGGACCTACCCGCATAATACTCGACCAGGATTTGCAAACTGTCGCAGCTCGCGTGCACGGCGATCACGTCTCCATCGCGGCTTACCGACACGTTCGCCTGCCCGCTCTTTCCGCTATACGATGCTTCGGGGGGTAGTTTCATCAAACTGTCAGCCGGTATCGCCAGCCATACCTCCGACTTCGGGACCGCCTCCGTCCGTACAAGGAGGACTTCTTTGGCCAGACTGTCCACCGCCATCCGATTCGCCTCCGTCCGGGAGGTCTCCTTCACTGTCTTTCGGGTGCTCGCGCAACCGGAAAAGCACAGGACAATCACCAGAATGCTTGCAATTGCCGGCATCACCGATAGCCTTGCGAAGCCGGGCCATCTCGCGCT